GAAGCGGAACGCAGGGAATACGCTGTGGGTGAACACGGCCCCCGCGGCCCTCACCAAGACGGACGACACCAACGTCACCCTGACGCTCGGGGGCAATGCGTCCACGGCCCTTGTGAACGCCGCCAGCATCACCGCCGGATGGACGGGGCAGCTGGCCCTTGCCCGGGGCGGCACGGGCGCCTCCACCCAGCAGGGCGCCCTGAACGCCATTGCTGGCGCGGTCACCAGCGGCCAGTATCTGCGGGGCGACGGCGCCAACGTCACGCTCGCGGCCATCCAGGCTGGGGACGTCCCCACCCTGAACCAGAACACCACCGGGTCAGCCGCCACCCTGACCACCACACGCACGCTCTGGGGCCAGAACTTCAACGGCTCCGCCAACGTCACCGGCGCCCTGACCAGCGTCACTGACATCACCATGACGGGCACGCTCTACCTGCCCGCCACGGGCGTCCTGAACTTCGGCAGTGGCGACGTCACGGTCACCGCCAGCACGAACACGCTGACGTTCGCCGGGGCCAGCAGCGGCTACATCTTCAACGATGGCAACGTCGGCATCGGCACGGCCAGCCCAAATAAGGCTGGCTTTACCCGTGCGTTGACGATTGAAAGTAGCAGTCAAACCGGCTTGGAGATTGTTGGCTCACAGACCACCGATGCGGCCATCGGCAATCTCTTGTGGATCAATGCCGCAGCGAGCAACGCGTACATGGGGCAAGTCAGCGCCAGGCGCGATGGCGCAAACAACTCAGGCGCTTTGACATTCAGTACGTGGAACGGTGGCAGTGGCGCAGAGCGCATGCGTATCACTGCCACCGGCAACGTCGGCATCGGCGTGACGCCGACGTATCGACTTGATATCACAGGCGGTGCCGGGAGCGCTGTCGCACGATTCAATCAGGCCACCGCTGGCAAAACCGGCGTTTTCTTTGCGGAGAATGGGACGCAGCGAGCGTTCCTGTCGCAGGTCGGCCTGTATACCGGAAACAGTGACGGCAACTTCGGCATTTTCGTTGAGTCGGGCTACAACTTTCAGATTGCGACCAACGGTTCTGCGGCAGCCAAGCTAACCGTAGAGACCAGCGGCGTCGTCACACTTGCCAGCAATCTGAACCTCACAGCTGGGCAAATTAACTTCGGCGCTGGCCCGGTGGGCGCCCTCTACATGTCGAGTAGTCGGCTCACAGTGCGGTCAGAAAGCACTGATGGCGTGGCGCAGTTTGCCTCCTATGGCATGTATCTGCTTAGGACAGGGCAGACCGCAGGTCTTTACGTGGAAAGCCCCATCGAAGCACGGGGCGGCCTGCGGATGGGCAGCGGGGCGGCCAACGGCACGATTACGTATGGCGCGACCACGGGCAACACGGCTAATCGGCTGGTAGAACGCGACGGCAGTGGGCACATTTACTACCAATACGGTTTTGGTAATTACCACAATCAGTCAAGTGCAAACAGCGAAAATCCCACCATTAGCCAATTCTGGACACAAAACACCACTGACAACTACGCTCGCAAGTCAAGCCCGCAACACGTCATTAGCCAGCTGGGGCTCCTGTCAAATTACGGCACCTCCTACTACCAGGCCAACACCTGGATACAGTTCAACGGCAACTACGGCGTTTATTGGCCCTCCTCCACTGGATGGTCAAGTGTACCCCATCTCTGGCCGAGCACGTCACAGACCTACGGGTCACTTGAAGTGCAGGGCGTGAAAAATTCCTATGCTGGTTTCTCAATTCTTGACAACATCAGCAGACGCCACTACCTGATGGGTGAAAGTGGAAACTTTGGTTTGCTGGTCAACAACAGTAGCGTCTGGGCGCTGTATTACTATGCCGCAGGCAACAACATCGGTTATGGGGGAGCCACCACCACCAGCGGCTACTCGCACACGTTTTCTGGTGCCGCGTGGTTCAGGAACGCCGTTTATGTGGATAGCACAATCACGGCCTCGGGCACCAAGAGCTTTGACATCACGCACCCGGTCGTGCCCACGAAGCGCCTCCGCTACGCTGCCATTGAAGGGCCACGTGCGGACGTCCTGCATCGAGGCGTCGCCACCGTCAGCGGCCATGCCGCGCTGGACCTCGACGCGGAGGCCCAGCTTCTCCCGGGCACCAGTGCCGCTCTGATGCGGGACCTCCAGTGCCAGCTCACCAATCTGTCTGAGACATTCTGCCAGCTGCGTGGACGCCTCGACGGCACGACGCTGCACATCTACACGGACAGCCCGGAACCCATCAGAGTCGGGTGGCTCGTTCTTGGGGAGCGCCAAGACGACGAGATTAAGGCGACCACCGGCACTGACGCCGACGGGCGTCTCATTTCCGAATACGACGCGGACCCGACCATCGGGCAGCGCATCGACCCGCCCGCGGCGGCCCTTCAACAGGAGTAAGCGATGGCAATTAAAGGGATTATCACGTTTGGGAGTATGCAACTTGACCACCGGATTCCGGTGGGGGGCGCGGCCCTGACCATGGTGATGCGGATTGTCGATGACCAGTTTGGGGTTATTGGCGAGCGCCGTAAGGAAGTCACAGACCCGGCGCGGATTGCGCAAGTGCGGCAATTTGTGGAGTCACTGCTGCCAGAACTGTCGGCGGAGGAAGGGTTTCCCGTCGAAATGGAGCCAGCGTCCGCACCGACGCCCACCCTCCCGGTGATGCCGCCCGTCTCGCCGCTCCCCCCGGAGCCGCCCGTGGAAGGCCCGGCGCAACCAGGGCCCACGGACTCCACGACCTAACCCATGAGCATCACGGGCACTGGCGATATTGGCGTAGTCTGGCGAGCCATCGCCGACATCGCCGTCGCCAACGAGTCAAAAGCCGACGCGGACGGCTTCGGGCCGCCCAGTTTTGCCGCGTCCGGCGTCTGGGGCTACGTGGGCGATGGGGCCATCACCACGGCCCCGGCGTCGCTGAGCGCAACCGGCAGCCTCAACTTTGAGGCCGTCGGCACCTTCACGACCGCCGCGTCCAGCCTAAGTGGCACGGGCGACGTGCCCTTTATTGGCACGGGCACCTACGTCACGCCTCCGGCCATTCTGGTCGGTGTGGGCGAGGAAACCTACGCGGGCTACGGCCAGTTCACCACGGTGCCTGCCAGCCTGTCTGGGGCCGGGCTGACCTCCATCTTTGGCGTCGGCAATTTCGTCTGTGCGCCCGCGACCTTGGCGGGCACCGCCAAACAGAACAAGCCCAAGGGTGGCCATTCCCGCAAGCAGATGCGGGAATACGAAGAGTTCGTCCGCATGGGCGAGGTCATCAAGGGGGAGCTCTTGGGCCACTTGGCGCCCAACGAACTCCAGTCCCCCGAGCACACCCCGCAGCCCCTGCACCTGACGGTCGAGACACGCGAGCCGGACGTCCAGCCCGACGTGCCGCCCATGCCGCTCCGGGTGGCGCCGCTACCCCCCATGACCCTGCCCGAGGTGCGCGTCAAGCCCACCATCGTGGGCACGGGCACCTTCACCTCGGATGGCAGCAACCTCGGGGGGCTGGTCCGCAATGCCGTGGTCAACGGCTACAGCGACCTGCTGACCGACCCGCCCACCCTCCAGGGCCGAGGCACCACCGACATCCACTACGCCCAGCGCAGGCAGGAAGACGCCCTCATCGAGCAGTTCCTCTTGCAACTGGTGGCCTAGGTGTGCTAGACTCGCCAGCTGGAGGTTCGTATGCAGCCCGAACAGTATTGGAAGGCGAAGGCGCTGGAACTGGAACGCGCCATTCTGGAACAGAACATCAACCAGGCCGTCAAGGCGTTTGAGGACCGGCTCGTCCCGGCGTTTGCCGAGGCGGGGCTGGACCCCAAGCAGCGCTACACGTTCGACGACGAGGCTCTGGCAGCCACCCCGGTCCAGGCCCAGGCTGAGGCACCGAAGCCGCAGCTGGTGGTTGACAATTCGCCCGAAGTGTAGTATACTTCACTCCTACCCCCCGTCCGCCCTGGATGGGGCTCACGCCCTCAGGTGTCCTACCCGCCTGGGGGCGCCCGCCTGTCGGTAGGACCTCCCACCACGGACCGCTCATCCAGTGGGAGTTCCGAGGACGCCCCTTCGTGGCACTCGGCCAGAGCATCCTGATGTCCGATCAGATCATCGACGCACCTGACTCTCTCCAGCCCGTCACCGTGGAAAGTGCCCTCTCGGGGGCGTTTGACAAGGCGATGGCCATGGATTTCGGCGAGACGCCCTCCGCCGAAACGTCCCCCGCTTTGGCGGCCCCTTCTACGGAAGCACCGGCCCCCAGCGCGAGTCTGAGTCCCGCCGAGGCGAAAGTCCTCGACCTGCCAGACGATGGGATGGTGAAAGTCAAAGTTGACGGGAAAGAGCAACTCCTTCCGGTCCAAGAGTTTAAGGCGGGCATTTCGCGGGAAGCGCACTACACCCAGCGAATGCAACAGTTGGCCGAGCAGAAGCGCCAAGCGGAAGACCTGCTGGCCAGCCAGTATGCCCAGATTCAGCAGGAGGCGCAAGCCGTCCAGCTGGCCCAACAGCAACTGGCAGCCTACCTCCAGCAGCAACAGGCCGCCCAGGCGCCGACGCCCGGCACCACGCCACAAGCTCCAGACCTTGGGGAACTCGCCACCGTGGGCGATGTGCAAGCCTCATTGCAACGCGCGTTGGCCGACATGGCCCAGCAGCAGCACAGCCGAGAGCAGCAACTCATTGCTGCGATCAGCCACGCCAGCCAGCAGGTCCAGGAACAGGCCGCCCTCCAGCGGGACAGCGTGTCGTATACCAACGGCCTTCAGTCGGTGCTCAAGCGGCCCGAATATGAAGTGCTGACCAAGGTGCTCCCGTATGCCGAGGAGTCCATCCGCTACCAAGTGGCGGCCATGGACCCCCCGACCATCCAGGACGCCATTGCGTATACGGAACAAGTCGCCAAGGAGTGGACCGACAAGCTGCGCAGTGAGGTCATCGACAGTCAGAAGCGGCAACAGGTCGCGCAGGCCCGTGCCAGACTTGAACCGCCCGCAGGGTCACCGCCGAGTCCCTCCCTTGGCGCCCGTCAGAACTTCTTCAAGAAGGACGGGAAGCTGGATTGGGACGCCCTCAACGCGAGGGCAGCGGCCCTGATGGGCTAGTCCCTCCCCCTCATTGAAAGGAGCCAGCCATGGCTTTTGATTACACTGCTGCCGGAAACATCCTCAAGGAAGTCTACCTTCCGGCCCTCCAGGAACTGCTGAACAACGCCACCCCGCTGCTGGCGGCGATGGAAAAGGAAGTCACCCCGGTCGAGGGTGGCAACTTCGTCATTGCCCTGCACACGGGCCGCAACTCGGCGGCGGGTATTGCCCGCGCTGAGGGCGGCACGCTGCCGACCGCCGGACAGCAGAGCTACAAGCGCGCCATCGTGCCCGTGAAGCAGCTCTACTCGCGCATCAACGTCAGCGGCAAGGCCATTGCGGCCACCCGCTCGAACAAGGGCGCCTTCCTGAAGGCCCTTGAGTCGGAAATGAAGTATGTCATGGTGGACACCAAGCGCCAGATCAACCGTCAGCTGAACGGCGACGGCACGGGCGCCCTGGCCTACTGGACCGGTGCGGACGACACCTCGCCCGCGAACGTCGATGACAGCTTCGGCAACGGCACGACCTACCTGCCCTCGGGCGCAACCACGCTGGACCTCATTGATGCCAGCGACAACAGCACGGCGCTCGGCACGAACATTGTCGTGACCCGTGGCACCGTGGGCGCGACCACGACGTCGGTCAGCTGGACGGGCACCGTCACGGGCTCGGCGGCGGGCGACTACCTGGTCTACCCCGGCACCATTGGCAAGGAAATGGTCGGCATCAAGGCCGTCATTTCGGCCAGCGACCCGGCTATCCTCGGCGCGGGCGGCCTCCACGGCCTGCCGGTGGCCTCGAACCCCGACTGGGCCGCGTTCGTGCTCGGCTCGGATTCGGCGAAGCAGGACCTCTCGTTCCCGCTCATCCAGCAGCTGCTCTCGCGCATCGTGAGCGAGTCGGCGGTGGACGAGTCGGACATCAAGATGTTCTACTGCCACCCGGCGCTGCGCGACACCTACGTCAAGCTGTGCCAGGACGAGCGCGTCTTCTACAACGTGATGAAGCTCGACGGCGGCTGGGAAGCGGTGACCTACAACGGCAAGCCCATTGTGGCCGACGTGCAGGCCCGCCGCAACGCCCTGTTCGCCATCACGCCCTCCAGCCTGTCGCTCATGCAGATGGCGCCGCTGGACTTCATGGACAAGGACGGCTCCATGTTCTACCGCATCTCGGGCGGTGACGTGGACGCCTACGGTGCCACCGCGTTCGTCTACCAGGAGCTGGGCTGCAAGGCTCGGAACCAGAACGGCGTGATTGTGGGCCTGAACGAGGTGTGGGTCTAGGTCACTAGGCTCTGGGGGACGGGGCAATCCCGTCCCGTCCCCCACCTTTTCATCTTGAAAGGAGACACCAGATGGGCAATGCCAAGGCACTGAAGCGCCCTGCCGTCGTCGCAGGGTTTACCCCTGTCGTCAAGAAGACAGCGGCCTACACCGTCAAGAACTCGGATGCAGGGTCCCTCTTGAAGTGGAACTCGGCGACCGCGTTCAACTTCTCCCTGCCGCCGGTCAAGAAGACCGCCGCAGGCGTCTACTTCGACTTCTCCATTGAAACCGCGGCCACCAGTGGCACGGGGCATGGAGTCTCCCCGGACAGCAACGACAAGGTGTTCGGCGTGGCGGGGGCAACCCCCACGGACAACAAGGACGTCTACTTCGCCACGGCGGGGGACGCGATTGGCAATGGCTTCCGGCTCATCTCCGATGGGGTGGATGGCTGGCACGTTGTGGCCCTGGACGGTACCCTGTCGCAGGAAGCGTAACACCCGAGGGGGAGGGCCCAGCGCCCTCCCCTTCGTTCTGGAGGATTGATGGAGGCACCGGAGGAGTTTGTCAGTCGGCTCGATTCGGCCTTTGATGGCCGCTTGCGCATTCGGTGGTCAACCGCTGAGGGCGCCTATCACATTGAACAGCGCGTCGCCCGGGCGCTCGTGAACTTCCCGGCGGGCACGTCCGACGATGAGGCCATTCGCCTCCGGGACGGCTACCACCTCATCATGGTGGTGCGCAGCGGGGACCGGATGCCCTGCCCCCGTTGCGGTGTCACCCTTAAGGTGCCGCTCCGCAGTTCGACCGTCGTGACCTGTGACACCTGTCGGCAGCGCGGCTTGGAATACCGGATTGCCGCCGCCCATTACCCGCTCGATGACACGCTCATCGACCACCTGAAGAGCATCGACCCCCTGCGGGGCATGTCCAAGGCGCTCCGGGCCAAGGTCGAGGCCCACAACGCCAAGGTCACCGAACAGCAGCAGCAGGCCGTGCTGGACCAACTCACCAGCAAGGCCAATGACGATTTCAACCGGATTGCCGGAATTCCCTCGGTGGGCTACACCGGCAAAGTCCTCTCCCTGCCCTAGGAGGCTCGCATGGCTGATGCCGATTTCTTTGTCCGCCGCAAACCCTACGCCACCGAGCAACTGACGGTGGGCACGGCGGTCTCCACCCCCACGGTCGCCACGGTCAACAACACGGGCGCCCTGTTCAACTTCAAGGCCACCGCCGCCGACCTCGAAGTGGGGAGCAACGGCATCATCTACACGCTGGACGGCAGCACGCCGACCGCGACCAACGGGATGACCCTCACGAGTGCCAAGCTGACGCTGGCGGGCTACCAGAAGGTCCGGGCCCTGAAGATGATTCGCAGCGGCGGGTCCGACGCCACCGTCAACCTCACCTACTACAAGGAGTAGTCCATGCGCACCTTCAAGCAGCTGCAAGATGCCGTCTTGCAGTGGATGGCTGATGGGGGCGATACGGGACTGCTGCGCACGCTGGTCAAGGACGGGCTGAACCGGACCCACCAGAATCTGCTGAACGACGACCGCTACGACTTCATGCTGTGGCCGCGCAACGAAACCCTGAGCGTGGTGGCCAACCAGAAGGTCTATGCCCTGCACCCGCAGTTTCAGCATCCGCTCTACTTCTACAATCCCGACACAAACATCTACCTCGAAGAAATCCCGCCCAAGGGCCTGATGGAGTCCCAGGCCGATTGGGACGATGGGGAGACCGACGAAGTAGACCGGTTCATGCTGACCGGCGTCTCGAAGGTGCAGGCCCAGCCCGCCACGGCAGGCGCCGTGCTTGTGACCTCGACGGGCGGCCAGTCATCGCCCACCCAGTCTGTCATCATTAGCGGCGTCGCAAACGGCGTGTTCGTGGAAGAGACCCTGAGCTCGGGCACGAACTGGTCTACGCTGACCAGCACAAACAGCTACGAGGTCATCACGGACATCACGAAGGTCGGCACCGGCTGGCAGTGGCCCCTCACCATTACGGTGGGCGCGACGACTATTGTGACGCTCCCGGCCTCGGCCTTCGGCCAGCAATACCGGATGTTTGAGCTGGTGGAGACCCCCACCACGGCCCAGACGGTCCTCTACCGGTTCTACCGGGAGCCGCGCCAGCTGGTCAACGATAACGACATCCCAGACCTGCCGGGCCAGTTTGACGACATCCTGGTCTACCAGACCCTGCTGGCAATGGTGGGCTACACCCGCGCCACCCCGGACGAGCAGCAGCTCTGGCAGGCCCAGATTCGGCGCCTGACCGACGTGCTCCAGATGACCTACCGCTCCTCCCGCACGATGGGCGGACGGCCCACCTACACCCGCTACATCCCGAGGGTCTGATGGAAGACCTCTACCAGGAGCAGACCAATTGGAGTGGGGGCACGCAGCCCGGCACGCCCGTGGACCGCGTCCCGGAGACGGCGTTTGCCAGCGGCATCAACACGGCCTTTCGTGAAATCGGTTCGGGCACGGCGCTTATCGGGTGCCGTCCCGGGCTGACCGCCATCAACACGACGGCGCTCGGGGGTGGCAGCGGCGACCCCAACCTGGACTTTGCCCGCCTCTATACCTACGACACCGGCAGCACCTACAGCAATTTTATGGCGGTCGTCGTGCGGAACGGCAAGCTCTACTACAAGAATCCCGACAACAGCTTTACCAGTGAAGTGACAATCCCGGCGGGGTGGAGCTACGGCAGCAGCACGCAGTGCTTTACAGCGGGCGACTTTGCCATTGACGGCACGGTCTTTAACAACCGCCTCTTCCTCATCAAGCAGTCCGCTACCCCCGAGCTGCGGTCCTTCACGGGCACCAGCACCGCCCCCACCGTGGCCGTGCCTTGGGGCCTGTCGCCTATTGGCACCGTTGCTGTCACCGCTGTGGCCGGGGGCGCCAGCCTGCCGACGGGCGAAACCTACGACGTCGCCATCACCAGCTACCACAGCACCACGGGGGCCGAGTCCAGTCTGTCTGCGAGCATTGCGGTCACGCCGACAGCGGGGCAGCGTATCCAGGTTACCATTACCCCCACGGCAGCCGAGAGTGCCCTCTACACAAACTGGCGCGTCTACCTGCGGCGCCGCAGCACACAGTCTCGGCTCTATCTGGTCAGTTCACTGGGGACGGGGGGCAACATTGCCATTGGCACCACCACCGTCTACGTGGACCTGACTGCCGCCCAAATCACGGCGCTGACGACCGCCGCCCCCTCCACGGTCGAGAATAATCCCCCGCCTGCGTCGGCCAAATTTGTCTGCACGTATGGGCGCCGGGTGCTGGTGGCCGACGAGCGCAATGTCTACTGGTCCAAGCAGGACAAGGCGGACAACTTCCCGCCCCTGAACTACGAGCCCATCGAGACGGGCGAGGGCGACACCATTACGGGCATCTACCCCTTCAGCGACGAAGTGGCGCTGGTCTTTACCACCACGGCCATTTGGGGCATCTTCGGTAACGACCCGCAGACGTGGACCTTTAAGGCCATTGACCACACCATTGGCTGCCTGTCCCACCTGAGCATCATCGAGTTCAACGGCCAACTGGGCTGGTGGTCGGACGCCTATGGTCCGGTCGTCTACGACGGCACCACAATCGTCAAGCTGGGCGAGCGCGAGTTGGGACGCTCCTCCTATATCGAGGAGTTGAACCTGAGCCGGATCAGCCGGTGCTGGGCCGGGCACGACCCCAAATACAGCCGCGTAATCTGGGCGACGCCCGCCACGGGCACGACGCGGAACAGCCGGATGTTTGTCTACAACTATCAGGTCGGCAAATTTGAATCCGAGCAGTGGGACCCCATGCCCGCCGCGTGCCTGACGATGGCCTATCACAGCGATGGGTCCATTAAGCTGTTTTTGGGCAGCGACCGGGGCCACGTCTTCTACTTTGACGAGACCGTGCGCAACGACGGCGTGCCCAGCGGCACGGTGACGGGCACCTTTGTGGGAGCAGGCGCCCTGAGCACCATCAGTGGCACCGGCTTTTACGCGACCAACGACGGCCTGAAGGGGCGCTGGGTCCTGATTGTGGACAGTGACGCCCGCCCAGTCACCAAGGTCGAGATTGCCAGCAATACCAGCACGACGCTGACCCTGGCCACTTCGCCCACTATGACGACGGGCAACGTCTACACCTACTACATCGGCAGCCCCGACCTGCGCTTGGGCACCCGGTCCTACGACATGGGGCGCACCTTCTTCCGCAAGCGGTTTGACCGCCTCTACGTGCATGCCAAGGCCAGCACGGCTGGGGCGACCAACATCTGGTTGACGACGCAAATCAACTTTGCCACGGCGGCCACGGCAACGGGCCAGAGCCTGGGCCTCGGGGGCGCCAAGTGGGGACCCAGCAACGTCAGTGTGGGCGTCTGGAATACCAGCCAGTGGGTGGGCGACCAGAACGTCAAGAAGCGGTTTGCCCTCTTTACGCCGGGCCAGAACCTGCAATTGAACCTCCTTCAGTCCCGCACCAATCAAGACGTTATCATCTCGGCAGTGGGGCTCCTGGCCGGGGTGCAGTCGGAGCGCTACTTTGGCTGAAATTACCGGGCTGAGTAAAACCGCGCAGGACGCGGATTTCCTGCGGCAGGTGCCGTTTCGGCAATACGAAAAGGTGGACGTGACCTTTGCCGTGGCCGACCAAGACACCCCGGTGCCCTACACCCGGCTGACCCCCACGGACCTCAATGCCGTGAGATTTCTTGACATTGGGGACAAAAGCGTGTATACTCCTTCGACAGGGGCCGCAACAGCAGCGCACGTCTACCGGACCCCGGTGCCCTGGGAAACGCCCCAACTGATGTATCTGCGGTCGAGCCAAGCGGGCTACTCGACCACCCTTCTCCTCTTTGTGGAGCGTGGCTAATGGCGCTGAGTATTCCCAATACGTTTACCGCAGGCACGGATATTGAAGCCACCCCGATGAACGCGAATTTCGCGGAGGTGGCCAACGCGGTGGACAAGCGCGGCGATACGGTCACGGGGAACATCAATGCCAGCGCAGGCATCAAGTTTGATGGCGTCGATTTGTCCACGATTCCCGTAGACGGCAGCGGGAACTACCAAGCGCCCCTGTTCGACTACATTGCGACGACCACTAACGAGACGCTGACCTTCAGCACCTCGACCCCCAACAAGGTCGTCGTGAACACCGGGTCCTCGGCCATTACCGTCTACCTGTGGGAGGCGCTGACGGCGAATAAGGGGGCCATCGTCCACGTCAAGAAGTTCGGGACAGGCGATATCACTATTACCCCGCACGGCAGCCAGACGATTGACGGGGCCGCCTCCGCGTCCATTACGACCCAATACAAGGCCCTGATGCTGGTCTCCACTGGCACGAACTGGGTGGTGCTCTAATGAGTCATATTCCAACACCGGTAGCGGTCGGCGAAGGGGGCACGGGCGCCTCCTCTGCCTCCACGGCCCGCACAAATCTGGGCTTGGGCACCATCGCCACGCAAGCCGCGAATAGTGTCAGCATCACGGGCGGCACCATCACAGGCATTACAGACCTCTCAGTCGCTGATGGGGGCACCGGAGCGAGCACGCTTACCGGCTATGTTAAGGGCGCAGGCACTTCAGCACTGACGGCGTCGGCGACCATCCCCAACACGGACATCACAGGGCTGGGGACGATGTCTACCCAAGCGGCCAGCAACGTCGCCATTACGGGCGGCAGTATTGTTGGGATCACGGACCTTGCCCTGGCCGATGGAGGCACTGGGGCGTCTACCGCTGCCAATGCCCGCACCAATTTGGGGGTGACCGCGACGGGCAGCGATACCACCTACGCCTATCGCGCCAACAACCTGAGCGACCTGACGAACAGCACGACCGCGCGTGGGAATCTTGGGCTGGGGTCGATGGCCACGCAGAACTCCGGGAGCGTCAGCATTTCCGGGGGCAGCATCACCGGGATTACGGACTTGGCGGTGGCAGACGGGGGCACAGGCGCATCTGACGCGGGCACGGCGCGGAGCAATCTGGGCCTCGGAAGTATGGCTACCCAGAATAGTAACAATGTCAATATTTCTGGGGGCACGGTAGCAGCAGCCACCGTATCTGGGAACATCTCCGGCACTGCCGCTGGGGTCACAGGTTACACAATTAACCAAAGCGTCGGCACCAGCAATCTGCCCACGTTTGCAGGTGTCAACGTTACATCGCCAATTCGCCATACCCTAACAACGAATATAGGCATTACAGGCGCCGGAAATGTGTTTGCTATTGGTGGTCCAGTGTGTCTGGTGTATTCAACTGGTGGCACGCCTGGGATTGCTGGCATTACCTCAAATAATGGCTTCGGGAATGCTGATGGCATGATCCAGTATGTTGTGAACACTGATGTATCAAACAACATCCAGCTGGAGCACGATTCCAGTGCTTCGACTGCAACGTCCAGAATTCTTTGCCCAGGTGGTGTTGCGTATACCATCGCGCCATTAACTGGGGTGTGTCTTGTGTATGTAACCGCGTCTGGCACGTCGCGGTGGATCGTAGTGCAGGGGTAACCTATGGAGACTCTCATGCATCAACTCGTGGAACTGATTGTGGGAAGTGCGGTGAGTGTGGCCGCTCCGGCGATTGCCGGGGCTGCCGTCAAGCTCTTTCAGAAGCTGCGGTTTGACGTCGATGAGGCCAAGCGTCGCAAGATTGAGACCACGGTCACCGACGTGCTCTACGAGGTGGAAGAGTGGGCCGCCGAGCGCCTGAAGGCCAAGCTGC